TTGCATGATCCGCCGAACCAAGGAGGAGGTCCTTCCCGAGCTGCCCCCCAAGACCAGAACCATCCTCCAGGTGGACCTCGACAACCTCAAAGACTACAGGATGGCCGAGGAGGACTTCATTTCCTGGCTACAAGGCAAAGACCCATCCAAGGCGGAGAAAGCCCGTAGAGCCCCGTTCCTGGCCCAGCTGGCAGGTCTCAGGAAGCTCTCTGCCATGGGAAAGATGGCTGAATGTCTCTCCTGGACTGAGAACTTCCTGGAATCGGGGGAGAAGCTCCTGGTGGGGTGCTGCCATACCGGGGTGGTGAAAGCATTCATGGATAAGTTTCCTGGGACGCTTAGGATGGACGGGAAGACCTCCCCAGGGCTCAAGCAGAAGAACATAGACCTATTCAACGGGGACCGAGGCTCCAAGCTCATGGTGGGCAACCTCAAGGTCCTACAGGGCATGAACCTCCATCACCAATGCTCCAACATGGCCATCGTGGAGCTGCCCATGGTCCCCGGCTTCCTGGACCAGGCTGAGGACAGGCTATGCAGGATGGGGCAGGCCCGCGGGGTAAACATCAACTACCTCATCGCCGCGGGGACTGTGGAGGAAAGGATCATGAGGCTGCTGGATGGGAAGAGGGAGGTCCTGAGCCAGGTACTTGACGGGAAAGAAGTGGAGAGCAGATCTTTGTTAATGGAACTAATGGAGGAGATGAGAGGATGAGTATCGAAAAGGATGTTGTCTCTAAATTCTATTCTGAGATGGGTGTTCTTTTAGAAAACGTAGTAAGGAAAATAAAAACGTATGGGGATGCCACAGAACTGACAGAACGGGAACAACTGGCTTGCGTCATCCTATCTGGTGGGAAGATAGCCGAGACAGAAAAAACCGCAAATGGTAAATTGAAAGTAACCACAGAACCGGCTAGCGTTGTAATAGTAGATGGGAAGATTCAAGTCTTTACAAAAGCTTCTAACATAGTGGAGGAAGCGTCCCAGGATGATTAACGGTGAGAGGCACAGAACTTCTTGAAGACCTAAAGGAATTGTACCCAGAATGAACTTCCTCAAGCTATGCCAGGATATGTCAGTGCCCTTCTCACAGAAGAGCAGGGGATGGGTGAACGTTAAGTGCCCCCTCTGCCCCGACTCCGGAATGCACCTGGGCTACAGCTCCTCCAAGGACTACTTCAACTGCTTGAGGTGCGGAGGCAAGAAGCTCTACCCCACCCTCCAGAAACTTCTACAATGCAAGGAGGGGGAAGTCCGGGGAATCGTCCAGAAGTACGGAGGCACGAAACAGCAGGAGGCTCCCACCCCCAAAGTGGAGGCCAAGATACGTTCCTCTGTGAAGCTCCCCAAGGGCACGGAGCCACTCGGGACCATGCACAAAAGTTACCTAACAAAACGGAACTTCGACTGGGAGAAGCTGGTGAAGGAATGGGGCCTGCACGGAGTAGGTCCTTTCGGGGAATACAAGTTCCGGCTCATCATCCCCATCATGCACAAGAACAAAATGGTGAACTGGCAGGCCCGGGATGTGACTGACCTGCAGATCCCCAAGTACTTGGCTTGCCCGGACGATGAGGCGGCCATGAACATCAAGGAGACGGTCTACGGGCTGGACAAAGCAAAGGGGGATACAGTGGTGGTGGTGGAAGGGGTGACCGATGTATGGCGCCTGGGGCCTGGGGCCGTCTGTACTTTCGGAACGGCTTACACCAAGGCCCAGTTGAAATTGCTGAGGAGGTTCGAGCACAAGGTGGTGTTCTTCGATCCGGATGCATCAGAGGGAGCGGAGGTATTGGGGGAGACGCTGGACGTATTCCCTGGGGATGTGAACCTATGTTCCCTGGAGAGTGGGGACCCAGCACAGTTAACAGATGAAGACGCAAAAGAGCTTATGAAAGAATTGGTATCTACATAAACCTTAAGGAACTAAACTATTTTTGCCCCCAACCATAGGGATGGGTATATAATTTAATGGAGGGAGATCAATGGTGACGAAAACGAGACGAGAGCTGCTGTGTAAACAATGCATGAATAAATTTACCACCAAGGACCGCAGGAGATTCAAGTGCTACGAGTGTGACCCTACCGACTCCAAGAAAGAAAGGCCCGGAGGACAGAGACCAGGGAAGCATCCTATCAGACCCAATTCCAGAGGGGACAGGTTCCGCTATGCCTCCGGATTCAATGGGGCCGCAGGCAGTCTATTTTCTGATCAATTCGACAAGCTCAAAACCAAGGACTGATCCATGGCTAAGAGATTCACTGCAACACAGAAATGGAGAGACCCATGGTTCCGTCGTCTCTCCCAAGAACAAAAGCTCCTATGGTTCTACATTCTGGATGAATGTGATGCCTCTGGAGTATGGGACGTGGACCTTGAGCTGGCCGGCATGTTTATTGGGTGTGAATATGACAAAGATCATATCCTAGAGGAATGGGGAAAAGGTCGCATCCTTGTCTTTGATGGGGGAGACAAATGGTGGATCAAGAAGTTCATTGATTTTCAGTATGGAAAGCTCAGTGAGGACTGCAGACCACACCTTCATGTAATAAGACTTCTCCAAAAGTATTCTCTGTATAAAGGGTATCTAAAGGGTATCCATACCCTTAAAGACAAAGACAAAGACAAGGATAAAGACAAAGACAAAGAAAAAGACCCCCCAAAACCAGCACAACTTAAAGAAGAATTTGTAATAGTTTGGAAACTCTACCCATCCAAAACAGGAAAAGATGATTCCTTCTTGAAGTACTCCAGGGCCAGGGAAGCTGGCACCTCCCAGGAAGAGATCATGACAGGGATGAAAAGATACATTGCCTACGTTACTCACCGCCAGGCCACCGACTTCCCAGAGCTCCACTACAAGAACGGGTCCTCGTGGTTCAATCAGAAGGGCTGGGAGGACGAGTACATCATCAAGAAGCCTGACGAGCCAGAGCCCCCACCCAGGGACGTAAGGAAAGCAGCCAAGGTTCTGGCCAGTGCTTACAACCAAGTCACCGGCGCTAAGGAGAAGGAGCAGACCTTCTATCCTGCCGGCCAGGAGATCCTGGAATACTTTGACGGCATGGACAAGGAAGTCAGGGTCAGGTTCACCGGGGGCAAGAGGGAGTTCATGGGGAACTACCGGAGCTTCGTGGAGGACAAATATCATGGATGGAAAGACATGAGGCCCAAGATGCTTTCGGTGAAGGGGGAGGTGTGGCGGAGATTTGTGAGGCACCAGGAGGACAGCCTGGGTCTTGAACTGTTGACAGGTAAAGCGAAAGTTTAGGGAAATATGAAACTGACCAAGCCAAAGTCATACGAGAAACCGCTCAAGGGAAAAAAGTACCATGGGGTGAAGGGGTTTGCCATGAAGCCGGTAAGGATGGAGACCCTGTGCCAGCGGGTGAGGATCATGGCGCTGAAGTCTGGGAGGACCACAGTCAGCAGGAACAGCAAGTGTGTGTGTGGGAGTGGGAAGAGATTCAAGCGGTGTTGTATGGATGCGGTGGTATGAATTATCATGTACCGATAGAACACTTAAGGAATAAGGAGGACTGAAATGGCCCTGTATTACCAAAACGAGAACACGGAATTATACTATGGTGACTGCATAGAAGTGATGAAAGAGTTGCCCCCCGTGGACATGGTGCTTGCGGACCCTCCCTACGGCACCACGCGATGCAAGTGGGACGCAGTGATACCATTTGAGCCGATGTGGGGTGGCATTAAGTATCTTCTAAAAAGTAGAGGGGTAGTGGCGATGAGCGCATCTCAGCCGTTCAGCTCTGCTTTGGTGATGAGCAACCCAAGCATGTTCCGACATGAATGGGTATGGATCAAGAACCGAGGGAGCAACTTTGCCAACACGGTCAGAGAGCCTATGAAGGAGCATGAAGTAGTCTTGATATTCTCTGAGGGCAAGTGGACGTATAACCGTCAGATGCAACCGAGGACAGGCGGGGGAATTGGTATGTCTGGTCAAGTCCAGAGAGACAAGGGAAACAAAACAAGGGCATACGGGACATTTAAGGGCAAGGATATAACGCTTGGAAAGATGCGTGTTCCGTCAAGCTGGCAGAAGTTCAATACAGCATCAGGCAAAGAGAAAACCAAACACCCAACCCAGAAGCCTATCGAATTGATGGAGTACCTCGTTAAGACTTACACCAACGAGGGGGATACTGTTTTGGACTTCACTATGGGAAGCGGAACCACGGGGGTGGCCTGTAGAAACCTGAACAGGAAATTCATCGGCATAGATAATGATGAGGAATGGTGCGAAGTGGCTAAGACCCGTATTTGCGACATATCGACAGAACACCACAAAGGAGAACAGGCATGATGTACGTCGCCAAGTGTCAACACTGTGAAAGGGTCACTGCATTCAGCAAGTCTGTTGACGCTGTTAAGGAGTGGCTCGACAAGGGACTGTGGGTAGCCAAGAGAGATTTCACGAAGGCCGATCCGAAGGTGAATAATACGTGTCAATTTTGCAAAGGCAAACGTGATGAATATATCACATTGCCCGACAGAACATGGTGAACCCAAAAGGTACAAGGAGCCAACATGATCATCTACATCAATAACGATTATGAAATCCATGAGGTCCACATCAACACGGACATCCACAATGTGAGTAAGTACCCAGAGCTGGCAGAGGACTGGCTTCCCATCAACATGAACACCCTGACCGGACAGGCCGAAGAACTCATTTCATTGCTGGTAGGTCAAAGGATGAAGGTCCGTCCTGACAGCGTAAATGTAGCCAAGCTGGTTATCATCGGGGACTGCCTCATATTCTCAGGGGGAATACAGGATGCTTTTTCTCATTGGGTAATCACCTACAAGCGGAAGGGATAGGGAATGTCCAGACGAGTGAAGATCAGAAAGATTGACAGCAGGCTTGAACAGCAGATCGTCACCGGCATGATTGTGTCCACCAAGTTCCTCCGCGGCATCCAGCCCATCTACAAGCCGGAGCTCATGCGGACCCCCTTCGCCAGGCAGGTGGGGGGATGGTGCAACGACTACTGGAAGCAGTATGAGAGGGCGCCCAAGAAGCATATGCAGGACATCTTCAACTCCCATGCCAGGGAAGAGAACGCCGACGAGGATACCATGGACTTGATCTCCGGATTCCTGGCCAACATCTCGGATGAATATGAGGATGCCAAGAAGCTGAATGTGGAATACATCCTGGACCAGGCTGAGAAGCTCTACAACTTTCGGGCCCTCAAAGGGCTGGTGGAGGATGTAGAAGCTGCCCTGGCCAACGGGGACCAGGAAGGAGCCGCTCTGGCCCTATCCTCCCATAAGCCGGTGCTCAGGCCCACCTCAGAGGGGATTGACCTCTACACGGATGAGGATTCCATCAGGGAAGCCTTTGAACAGCAGTCAGAGCCATTGTTCACTCTACCAGGGGCATTGGGTGACCTGCTCAACGAACACCTCCTCAGAGAGAGCCTGGTGGGTGTAATGGGCCGTGAGAAGATGGGGAAGAGCTGGTGGCTGGAGGAGTTGGCCTACAGGGCCCTCAAGGCCAGATGCAACGTGGCCTTCTTCCAGGTGGGGGACATGAGCAGGAACCAAGTGCTCAGGCGCTTTCACATCCGGCTCTCTGGCAGATCCAACCTGGCCAAGTACTGCGGGGAGATGATGGTGCCGGTCCTGGACTGCGTCCACAATCAGGACAACTCTTGCAGGATGGAGGCCAGGGAATGCAACAAGGGCGTCCGGGACGAAGAAGATGAGGACAGCAATGCCAAGACCCTCTTCCGGCATGCCAGCTCCAAGTACAAGCCCTGAATCTATTGCCGCAAGAATGGAAAGAGGAAGTTCAGGGGGACTATCTGGTACAAGATCCGTGAAAAGGTCAAGCCTCTTACCTGGAGGGAGAGCCTGGAGTTCGGGGAGAAGTTCTCCAAGAAGTACCGCGGCAGGAAGTTTCGCTTCATGTCCTACCCCAACGACGGCATCTCCGTCACCGGCATCAATAACCAACTGGACATTTGGGAAAGGGATGGTGGGTTCATGCCAGATGTGGTGATAGTGGACATGGCTGACAACCTGGACTGCGAGCCAGGGAACAGGACTGAGGACGTCCGGCACAAGGAGGCCGGCAAGTGGGGAGCTATGTCGGGCATGCGTTTGAAAAGGAAGTGCCTGGTGATCTCCAGCACGGAGACTGACTCCAAGAGCTATGATGCTCAACTCCTCAAGATGACTCACTTCGCGGAGTCCAAGGAAAAGTACATGCACGTCACGGCTATGTTCGGACTCAACCAAACTCCAGAGGAGAAGGACCTGGGGATCATGCGGGTGAATGGGGTCCTGGTTCGTGAGGGAGCATTTTCAGTGTGGACGGTAGTGAATGTATTGCAGTGCCTCGAACAGGGAAGGCCCTGCATAGGAAGTTACAAGTAAGGAGAGGGAAGATGTATACAATCAGAAAAGTTTTTCGTTTTGAAGGAGCACACCGATTGGAGAGTAGTTACTCCAAAGAGTGCCAAGCTATTCATGGGCACAGTTACATCGTGGAGGTATTCATCTCTGCAGAGCGACTGAATGTGGATGGGATGGTTATGGACTTCAAGCTGCTTGGGGAAACAGTGAAGCCTATCATTGAAGCCTGGGATCATAAGCTCATGTCTTCCTACAAACCAGGAAGAATCTACCCGGGGAATGACGTTGTCCTAGTCCCATTCAATCCCACGGCAGAGAACATGGCGAAGTACCTGTGGGATAAGATTCTTGAAGAGGCCCTACAAGCAGCCCAGACCCACAAGGTCCGGGTCCACGAGACCGCCACGGGCTGGGCAGAATACGAGAGGAGCTAAATCATGTTGCGAGTACAGGAAATCTTCACGAGTATATCTGGGGAGGTGGGACTGGTCCCACAAGGAACCTGGGTGACCTTCATCCGGTTCGCTGGATGCAACCTGCGCTGTTCCTGGTGTGATACGGAACGAGCCCAGGAGAATGATAGTGGAGTAGAGCTATCTGTAGATAGTATTGTTCAACATATTCGACTCAAGAATATAGTCCTATCCGGAGGAGAGCCACTAACCCAGGACCATGGGGAGCTCCTGGATCTTTGTGGAGAGTTCAAAGTAGGAGCTACTATCACTGTGGAAACAAACGGCACCATAGCTCCAGGACCAGCCTTGCAGCGTGTAGTGGATTACTGGGTGATGGATTACAAGCTTCCCTCTTCTGGGATGACGGACAAGATGCTGGACATATCCATCTTCGCTCCCCTCTGCCGAAGTTGCCGGGGCATTGTCAAATTTGTGTGCCAGACCAGGGAGGACTATGAACACGCCAAAGGAGTTCTTCCCTTCCTGGACGCATCGGAAGTCGACACAGCCATATCAGCTGCACCCCCTCTAACCCATGCCCAGCTGTATGAATGGATGAAAAAAGACGAACTCTATAAAACCCTGTTAAACGTACAGATTCATAAAATTTGTGCACTGAACGAGGGGGGTGGTGATATAATATAATGAAGGGCGGAGAATTCGGAAACAAAGGAGGAAACGAGATGCCCAAGAACACAGAGGGAAAGAAGAGAGTGAATGCACTGAGGAAAGCTGCACAGGACATGAATGAGGTCCTGGGGCTGGTGCCTGCAATCGGTGCTGAGAAGGATGAAGATGCTACCGTGGGCAAGATGACCGAGGAGGCACTGGAAGTCGCCATCGTTCGTGAAGCCAAGGAGCTCACAGCCAAGGAGCTGGAGAAGCAGGTAGTCGACTCGGACGACGATGACGAGAACCTGGGTTCAGGTACCTGGGACATCATCAAGGCCCTCCAGGGAGACGATGGTGAGAACAAAGATGAAGAACCCCCAAAGGAGGAAGAGCCAGTGAGCCCGAAGAAAGATGACAAGAAGGCCGCCGCAAAAGCCGCCGCCGCGAAGAAGAAAGAAGCTGCTGCTGAGAAGGCTGCTGCGAAGAAGAAAGATGCCAAGCCGGCCAAGAAGAAAGGTCCGGGGGTAATCGCTTCCATCATTGAGTTCCTGGAAGCCAGTAAGAAAGGGATTACGAAAGAAAAGATCCTGGCCAAGCTGGTGAAGAGATTCCCGGAGCGCGCCGCTGAAGCCATGGGCAAGACGATCAATGTCCAGGTCCCTAACCGGATCAACAAAGAGCGCGACATCGACGTGATCAGCAAGGACGGGAAGTACAAAGTCAAATGAACAGGAAGGCTGTCATAAGCTTGTCGGGAGGGTTGGACTCTACAACCCTCCTGGCTTTCCTCTTGGAAGAGGGGTGGGATGTGCATGCCATAGGATTCACGTATGGCTCCAAGCACAATCTCTACGAGAACAAGGCAGCCAGGGAAATAGCCCATGCCTACAACACCCCCTACCAACTTATTGATTTGTCCTCCGTCATGGGGGAGTTCGATTCAGATCTTCTGAAGAGTGGCGGGGACATCCCGGAAGGCCACTACACCGACACCTCCATGGAGAGAACTGTAGTGCCCGGCAGAAACATCATCTTCCTTTCTATTGCCGCGGGGGTAGCCTGGAGCGTGAAGGCTTCTCACATAGCCATTGGGATTCACGAGGGCGATCATGCCATCTACGCCGACTGCAGGACAGAGTTCTTCAAGGCCATGGACGCGGCCATCTACCTGGGCACGGATAAGCGGGTGGAGATCCTGGCTCCCTTCCTCAACACGGACAAGATAGGGATCGTGCGCAAGGGCCTGGACCTCAGCGTCCCATACCGGCTCACGCGGACCTGCTACAAGGATCAGGAATTGGCTTGTGGTAAATGCGGGAGTTGTTGCGAAAGATTGGAAGCATTTGAAGAGAATGGTCGAATAGATCCAGTAACATACGAGGAGCAGGGATGAAGAAAACCCATCTGACATGGAATGATATTATGGTTCGACTGAATCTGATAGACGAAGCTGGGATCAAAGTATATGGAGTTCCTCGCGGGGGAATGCTCGTGGCTGGCTTCTTGACTTTCGCTGAGAATGTGACAGACCCTGCCATAGCGGATGTGATCTTGGATGACATCATTGATTCAGGGAAGACGCGGGATGAGTACGAAAAGCTCTATCCGGACAAACGCTTTCACGCCCTTGTCAATAAGCTGGACAATCCCGTCGACAATGAAATGGGATGGATAGTGTTTCCCTGGGAAGGGTCCGAGGAGAAGTCCATTGAGGATGCCGTCCTGCGCCAGCTCCAGTTCATCGGGGAGGACCCCACAAGGGAAGGCCTCCTGGAAACTCCCAAGCGGGTGGTCAAAGCCTGGGGGGAGATCTTCCAGGGCTACAACAAGAAACCTGAGGACGTTTGTAAGATCTTCAAGGACGGGGCCTGTGACCAGATCGTTCTCCTCCAGGACATTGAACTCTACTCCACCTGCGAGCACCACCTCCTGCCCTTTATTGGCAAGGCCCACATCGCCTACATCCCGGATGGCAAGGTGATAGGCATCAGCAAGCTCGCCCGGCTCTTGGACATCTACGCCCAGCGCCTGCAGATCCAGGAGAGGCTTGGACAGCAGGTCACAACTGCCCTCATGGAAATGCTCGCGCCAAAGGGAGCGGCCTGCATCATTGAAGCAGAGCACCTGTGCATGAAGATGCGGGGAGTAGGCAAACAGCATGCAGTTATGAAGACCTCCAGCCTGACCGGGGTGTTCATGGACAAGCCTGAGACCCGGGCAGAGCTTATGAGGTTGATTGGATGAAAAACAAAGTGGAATTATTCTTGGACAGCGGAGCCTACTCGGCATTCTCCCAGAACGTGGAGATCGACTTGGACGAATACATCGCCTTCATCCAGGAACATAAAGAAGTCCTGGCAGTCTATGCCAACCTGGATGTCATTGGAGATCCTGATGCCACCCTCAAGAACCAAAAGAGGATGCAAGAGGCCGGCCTCAATCCTTTGCCTTGTTACCACTATGGGGAAGACCCAGACTTCCTGAAGTACTATTTGAAGCATCACGATTACGTCGCCCTAGGAGGCATGGTCCCGATCTCTACCAGGGACTTGGCCAAGTGGCTGGATACCCTGTTCTCCGATTACATCTGCGACAGCAAGGGCAACCCCAAGGTGAAGATCCATGGCTTCGGGATGACCTCCCTCAAGCTCATGCTCCGCTACCCCTGGTACAGCGTTGACTCCACCTCCTGGGTAATCACGGGGAGACTGGGTTCTGTGTACGTCCCCAGGCTTCGGGGGGGTGAGTATGTGTATGACGAGGATAGCTGGAAAATATGCATTTCCTCTCGATCTCCGGGCAAAGGAGAAGCGGGGAAGCACGTAGATACCCTTTCCCCGGCCAGTAAGGGGGCCATAACGGATTATTTCGCGGAAAAGGGATATGGACTAGGGTCCAGCGAGTTCGCCACTTGTAGCGCATCCTACGAGCTCCAGGAGAATGAGAAGTGGGCTGAGAAAAAGACGGAGACTGGGAAGAGATTGGTGGAGACGATCATTGAGCCGGGCTTGTCCAACGATTGCAAGCAAAGGGATGAGATCAACATCAAGTACTTCCTGGACCTGGAGAAGTCCATGCCGGAGTGGCCCTGGGCATTCAAGCTCAAGTCCGGGGGAGGGTTCGGATTATGAAAATTTACTTAGCTGGAACTCCTGGGATAGTAGAGAGAGAGACGGTGGCAAGAAATTCTCAAAAGACGGTTACTTTCTTATTGGGATATCCAACAGGACCAGTTTTCGATACCACAAGCTTTTGAAATGATTAGGAGAAGAGGATGAAGATTTATTTTGCAGGGGATGCTTTTGGACTAGAGAGAGAGACGGTGGTTACAATTAGTTCCTTGTCGTTTATTTTCTTACTTTTTTCTTCGAGACAAACAGGAGTTGATAAGTGAAGATCTACCTTGCAACCACCGCTCCGGGGAATGAAGCCACGGAGAGGATGCCCATGCTTCCTATCCCCCAGGAGACTCCTGTCCTACTATCATATCAAAGAAGAGATTTTAACCTGTGATAAAGTGTTTGAAACTATAAGGAAGCAGAAATGAAGATCCTGTTTGCCGCAGCAGAGCCATTTGATTTACCTGTGATGAAGAGAGAGAGAGATGTAATATGCCTTTTGATTTCCTACTGGGACATCATTGGGCCAATACCATTCAGAAAAGCAACATGGAAGGAAGTGGCAAATGAAAGTAAATCGTAAAGAACTACTGGAGACCTTGGCGAGCGTACAACCCGGACTGGCAGGCAAGGAGATCATCGAGCAGTCCAAGTCTTTCATCTTCAGGGGAGGGAAGGTCACCACCTACAATGATGAAATCGCGGTGTCCTGCAAGACTGACCTGGACATAGAAGGGGCCGTGAAGTCCGACGAGTTCTACAGGCTCCTCAACAAATCCAAGGCCAAGGAGCTGGAGCTGGAGGCCACGGAGACCGAGCTGCTCCTCAAGACCAAATCCTCAAGGGCTGGCATCAAACTGGAGGCGGAGATCAACCTGCCTCTGGATCAGGTAAGCAAGCCTGGCAAACCCACGAAGCTCCCCAAGGACTTCAAGAAGGCAATGCGGTTCTGCCTGTTCTCGGTGTCCAGCGATATGACCAAGCCGGTCCTGACCTGCCTGAACGTGGGAGGTTCCCTCGTTACTTCTTGTGACAACTACCGTCTCACCGTAGTCACAATGGATGGCTCCATAGGGGATGAGGAGTTTCTCCTCCCGGCCTTGGCTGCCAAGGAACTCCTCAAGTACGAGCCCACCTCCTACAGCCTTTCCAGTGGTTGGCTCCACTTCAAGTGTGGAGATGTGATATTCTCCTGCCGGACCTATGACAAGGAGTACCCGGACATGAGCGCTCTCCTGGACGTGGAAGGGGACAAGATCAAGTTCCCTGCTGTCCGGATGAAAGGCATGCTGGAGCGAGCGGGCATCTTTGCCAAGACGGATTTTGCCCAGGACTCCCAGGTGGATATCACCATCGAAGAGGGCAAGCTCATGATCCACGCCAAGGGAGAAGGCGGATGGTTCAAAGAGAAGTGCAAGCTGGAGTATGAGGGCAAGCCGGTGGAGTTCTCTATCAACCCGGACTTCCTGGTGGACATGCTGGACCTCCTGGACACGGTGACCGTGGGGGAGAACAGCCTGAAGCTGGACGGGGAAGGATTCATTCATGTCGCGAGCTTGATGTAAGAATTTTACCAAGGCCACGCTATGCATGGCGGAGCATGGCAATGCGCGGCACAGCGGGGCGAGGCAGGGCAAAGCAAAGGATATTATGAAGAGGGCAAGTAGTTCAGCTGGTCAGAACGCCACACTGTTAATGTGGAAGTCGGTGGTTCAAGTCCATCCTTGCCCACCATCTACTGCTCACGAAAGGAATACATGAAACCATACTACCAAGACTCGTTTGTCACGATCTACAACGCGGACTGCCGCGAGGTTCTGCCAACGCTGGATCGGGTCGACCTTGTGCTGACTGACCCGCCGTATGGGATTGGTGAGGCGGCTGGCAAGAATAAGAGCCGGGGGCATATTGCTGTATCAAAAGATTACGGGTGCGATTCATGGGACAATGAACCAGTCAACTATGGTTTATTGTGGGAAATGTTGACGTTGGCTCCTCGCGCCATTTGTTTCGGAGGGAACTATTACGCCCTGCCGCCATCATCGTGTTGGCTGATATGGGACAAAGACAACGGAAAGACAGACTTCGCAGATTGCGAAATGGCATGGACAAACCTACCTCAAGCCGTTCGCATGAAAACATACAAGTGGCAGGGAATGCTACAACAGGCTGGTCGAAAGCACGAAACCAGGCACCACCCAACAATGAAGCCGCTTGAGGTGGTTGCGTGGTGTATTGAGCAGGCAGATAAACACGGGACCAACAACACCATCCTAGACCCATTCATGGGATCGGGCACGACCCTGCGAGCCGCCAAGGATCTACAGCGCAAGGCAATCGGTATAGAGATCGAGGAGAAGTATTGCGAGATAGCGGCCAAGCGAATAGCGAGAGGAGGGGGTGGGGAAGTGAAGATTGGAAAAGAAATCGTGAAGGATGTCCCAAAAGGATTTGGATTATGAAAACCCAATTCAAACACATTCGATTCGATGGAGGCAGGGGCAGGGTCAATAGAAAAACAGTAGTATGGTACTGCTATAACCGGAGCGAAATTTTCCTCGGTGAAGTTAAGTGGCATAATGGATGGAGAAAGTACTGTTTCTTTCCTGAGCGGGATTGTTTCTTCTCAGAAAGCTGTTTGAAAGACATCTCTCATTTTCTCAATAAAGCAATGGAGGCCCATAAGTGAAGGGATTCTTCCAGGAAGAGGAAACACAGGCCGAAGTGAAGCGGGCCAACGTCCGTGGGTGTGGAGCCTGTGGCCTGCACAAGAAGAGTGAGGACTCCAAGGTCGAGACCACCGGGGAGGGCAAGAAGAAGATCCTGATCATCTCTGAAACCCCCGGCAAAGAGAAGTACCTCCGCGGGAGCCTGGACAGACTAGACATAGACCTGGACCAAGACTGCTGGAAGACCAACGCCGTCAACTGCCGGCCACCCAAGAACAGAACTCCCAATGACGCCGAGATAGGATACTGCCGGCCCATGGTCCTCAAGAACATGGAGAAGAAACCAAACCTCGTTCTGCTCCTTGGGACCCCCGCCGTCCAGTCCTACCTGGGGCACAGATGGAAGAAGGCAAACTTTGGAGGCATCACCCGCTGGAGGGGCTGGACCATTCCCGACAGGGAGCACAATTGCTGGGTCTGCCCCACCTATCATCCGGCTTTCCTTTCCTACGACAAGACCCCTCCTGCCGCGGAGGTTCTATTCAAAGAGGATTTGAAGCGAGCCCTAGCCATGCTGGACAAGCCCGTCCCTGTCTTCGAAGACGAGAAGGGCATGGTAGAGATTTTAGATACTGGAAGAGCTATGAAGTTTCTTAATTGGCTCCGGAAGAATCCTGTTCCGATAGCCTTTGACTATGAGACCACTGGACTCAAGCCCCATAGAAAGGGGCACAGGATCGTCTGCGTCTCCATTGCCTGGAAGTGGCATAAGGCCGTGGCCTTCACCTTGGAGAATGACATGGTGCGAGCGGCTTTCATCTATATTCTGCAATGTGCCAAGATCAGGAAGATCGCCTCCAACCTGAAGTTTGAAGAAGCCTGGAGCCGTGTAATCCTGGGCACGAAGGTAAAGAGCTGGGGCTGGTGTACGATGAACTGCGCCCACGTCCAGGACAACCGCAAGAGCATCACGTCGGTCAAGTTCCAGGCCGCGGTAAGGTACGGGCTACTTGATTATGATAGCCACCTGAGCCACCTGCTGAAATGCACTGAGGAAGAGGAAGGGGCCCATGGCGCCAATGGATTTAATCAGGTAGATAAGATACCCCTGGAGGAACTCATGCTGTACTGTGGGATTGATTCCCTGCTGGAGTACAGGGTGGGGATGGATCAACGAAAGGAGATAGGAGTATGAACAAGGAAGTCAAAACATATTGGGCCAAGATTTTTCTGGGGCTTCGTGTTGGGTATTCCCGGCACAAGCATAGTGTCCGGCAAGTGAGAAAGACATTAAAAGGGTTATGCACCAAAAAACCAATCTGCGTCACATTAACCCCCACAGAATTTATCTACAAAGACGGTAAAGATCCTGGAGTAGTAATTGGACTGATCAACTACCCACGTTTCCCTTCGACGCCAGAACAACTTCAGGACAGAGCTCTCGATATGGCGGAGTTCCTTCGAGATCTGTATGGGCAAAATAGGGTGAGTGTGATGTTTCCAGATAAGACGGTGATGCTTGGGGAACCAGAATGAAGGAACACCATATTTTGAATCTTGGAGCTGGGGTTCAATCAACCATGCTTTATTTATTAGCTTGTGAAAAGCATGAAGTGGCCCCCTTTACTTTAGCTATCTTCGCTGATACAGGGGAAGAACCCGAGGACGTATACCATCATTTGGAATGGTTGAAGAGTCTGAAGGGTCCAGAGATTTTAGTGAGGTCTGCTGGTTCTAGGCTAGGAGATGATTTGCAAACTGGAAGAAATTCTACCGGGCAAAGGTTCGCTTCTATTCCAGCTTTTACCGGGGCTATGGAAGGGGACAAGAATCCTGGTATGATTCGAAGACAATGTTCTATGGAGTACAAGGTGGCTGTAGTAGAAAAAGTAATACGGCGAGAAATTGCAGGGATGAAGCCAAGACAAAGAATGCCAATAAAAGATGTACACATCCACCAATACCTTGGGCTTTCCTTTGACGAACCAAATAGAGTTCTTCGAGTTAGAAAAAGGTATTGGTCCATCCCATGGTCCACCCCTCACTTCCCTTTGTTTGAAACAAATACGGATAGAAAGGGTGTCATTGGATGGTTAGAGAAAAGGGTGCCACACCCTACTCCCAGGTCTGCCTGTGTATTCTGCCCATACCACACGAATAAAGAATGGAGACGAGTAAAAAGAAATGCCAAAGATTGGGCCAGGGCAGTAGAGATAGATAACTCTTTACGATCAAAAGAAAATATGGCCCATAGGAAAAAACAGGACCTGCTACTTTACTGCCACCGTTCCTGTGTTCCTCTTGAAAGAGCAGATCTCACCACAAAGGAACCCATGAACCAAGGCTTTGGATTGGCAGTAGAATGTGAAGGGATGTGTGGACTATGATCGCCACCCGCAAAGACGCATACGATTTGGTCCACAAGGGGCTCCTAGCTATGGCGGAGATTGAGTCCACGGGCATGGCGGTCGACGTACCCTATTACGAGGAGCACTCCAAGGACCTCACCAGGAAGATCAAAAACCTGCGCTCCCACATAGAAGAATCTGAGGACGGGATGGCTTGGAAGAAGAAGTACCGGAGCAAGTTCAATATGGACTCCGGCCTCCAGCTCGGGGACATGCTCTTCAACGAGCTTGGCTACACAGCAGAGGTCTTCACCGAGAAGTCTGGGCAGCCCTCCACCAAGCAGGACGACCTTTCCAAAGTGGACAGCTCCATGGTCCGGATGTGGGTGAAGAAGAATAAGCTCAAGGGCCTCAAGGACAAGATCGACGACGTGCTCCGCGAGAGCGAGGGAGGCATCCTGCGCCCCTTCTTCAACCTGCACCTTGCCAGGTCCTACCGTTCTTCTTCCGACTCGGTGAACGGGCAGAACTGGTACAAGAGGGATAAGGAGCTGGCCCAGATCATGAGGATGGGGATTAAGTGCCGGCCCGGGAACCAGCTCACCGAGTTCGACTTCAAGGGCAACGAGATCAAGTCCGCTGCCTGCTACCACTTTGACCCCGTAATGATTGAGTACCTGGAGGATGAGACCAAGGACATGCACCGGGACGTGGCCATGGATTGCTACATGCTGGCCATGGAGGAGGTCTCCAAGGAAACGAGGTACTGCGGGAAAAACAAGTTTGTGTTCCCCCAATTCTTCGGTGACTACTACATTGCCTGCGCCAAGAATATGTGGGAGGCCATCCGGACTATGAAGCTGAGGACGGCTGTCTCTAACATTTCCTTGAAGGATCACCTCAAGGCCCAGGGGATAAAGAACCTCCCCAAGTTCACCGAGCACATCAAGGAAGTAGAACGAATTTTCTGGCACGATCGCTTCAAGGTGTACGACCAGTGGAAGGAGGACTTCTGGGAGGAGTACTGCTCCAAGGGGTACCTGGATATGCTCACCGGCTTTCGCTGTCATGAGCTCCTCACCAAGAATGAGTGTATCAACCGACCCATCCAAGGCACAGCCTTCCACTGGCTGCTGTGGAGCCTGGTGGAGTTGCTCAAGGCCATCCGGAAGTACAAGATGAAGGCCTTGGTCGTAGGGCAGATCCACGACTCAGCCATCACGGACCATCCCCCTGGGGAAGCCCAAGACCTCCAGGACATCATGCAGGAGATTTGTGAGAAGAAGATCCGGGAGCATTGGGATTGGATCATTGTGCCGCTTCAGATCGAGACGGAGCGGAGTGACGTGAATGGCAACTGGTGGGAAATGAAAGAGGTGAAGTGATGGAAAAACCAATTCAAGTATCAAAATATAATCAATTGACATGGGAAACACCTTTCATGGACGCGATGAGAAATGAGCATTGTATGTGCCACCATTGTGATCGAATGAAACCAGATGAACCAGACCATTGTACTATAGCTGCACGTTTCTACGAGATATGTAAACAGCATGGGAATGCTTTTATTTTGACACGATGCATGGCATGGCTACCTAAAGGAGAATGAAAATGGGACTGGCAAACTAACATAGACCGAAGGACCTGGATTCTTTTGTGGGCAACTTCCTGACGGTGGAGGCCCTGGACACCCTACTCAAAAGAGACAAAGAGGATATCCCCCATGCGTTCCTATTTACAGGGGATTCCGGTACAGGAAAAACAACTCTGTCCAGGATCACTGCGGATCGGTTAGGGTGTGATGAATTCAACTACCATGTGATCGAACCAGGAAAAGGTGGGGTGGAGGAAATCAGGAATCTAAAGCAGTTTGTCCAGTACAAGCCCATGGGTAAAGCTGGTGTTTGTGTTTGGCATATGGAAGAATGCCATCGACTCACGACTGCTGCAAAGGAGGATCTTTTACCTCTTTTGGAAGAACCCCCTGACCATGTCTACTTCACACTGGCCACATCCGAACCTGAAAAAATCACCAAGAAGGCATTTCTAAGACGGTGCGCTGAATTTCATTTACAGCCGACCAGTGAAGACGAGATGAAGAAGATGCTTCGAACTGTCCTGGACAAGGAAGACAAAAAGATTCCAAAGGACGTGGGGAACCAGATCATTGGTGATTCTGCTGGTAGTCCAGGCATTGCCCTCTCCATCCTGGAGAAAGTGATCGACCTGCCCAAGGAGAAGATGGCCCTGGTAGCCAAGCGCCATGCAGAGGAGAAGAACGAGGTCATGGAGCTGAACAAGGCCCTACTCAGGAGCGGGACCAAATGGTCTTCTGTGTGTAAGATCCTCAACGGCCTCCAGAAGGAACCGGAAAGCATCCGGAGGGCTGTCATTGGATTCATGGCATGGTCCGCTTTGCAGGGGAACATGGATGCGATAAAGGTCATTGAAGCCTTTGAAGATGATTATTTCACGAGTGGAAAAGCAGGTCTTGTCCTCTCCTGTGCCCAAGTTATTTTGGGTGAGTAGAGGGGGTATGGGTATATAATATAATGAAGGGGGATGGATTATGAGAAAAAGTAAACTCACCGAATACAACTATGAGGACGATCTGAGGATCGATCCCAACGCCCTGGACATAGAGTTCCTGGACCAGCCCAGTCAGTTCATGAAGTACGCCGCCCTCGCCGCCAAGGCAAGGAAAAGGGTGGACGGACTCAAAGAGGAACTGGATGTGGTGCGAGCCAAGGCAGACAGCAGGGTGCGGGCAGACCCAGAGAAGTATGGCATTGCCAAGCTCACGGAGACTACGGTTTCTGGTGCCGTCGTACAGCATCCCAAGTATGAAGAAGCCAATCATGAATACCTTGAAGCCAAATACGAATATGAATTGCTCCAGGCAGCAGTCCGGGCATTCGACCAGAGGAAGGTGGCCTTGGAGAACCTTGTCCGCCTGCTGGGGATGGAGTACTTCTCCGCTCCCAGGGAGCCCAGGGACTTGGGCAAGGAGTACCTGGAGAATGGAGCGCACGCCAAGGCAAGTGACAAGGTACTTGGAAAACTGAAGAAAGGAAAGGACGACTAAAGTGGAACGGTTGCCATACATAATACTGGCCTGTCTGTTGGGACCATATGTATTGTACATCGCAGCTAGGTTGATTACGAAAGGCATTCTAACCAGCATCAAGAAAGCGAAGGAGAGTCGAGATGGGACGCGCTAACAAAAAGAAACGATCACTGAAGATCAATAAGAAGAAGGTGCAGGACGCTGCCAAGGAAAGAAGCAAGGGCGGTGGCAGTACGTACCTAAGCATCCCAGTGGATGCCGAAAAGTTCAAAGTGGGCAAGAAGAATGAGTTCGATATTCTTCTCTATGAAGTGAAGGATGCGAACCATCCTCTGGTGCTTGATGGCAAGATCGACATCGGGGATCTATGGTATGAGAGAACCTTCTATACCCACAGAGGCATTGGCCCAGAGAACAAAACGGTCATCTGTCTGAGCAAGACCTTCGGTAAATCCTGCCCAGTGTGCAAGGAAGTGGCCCGGATGAACCAGGACAAGGATGCGGACGAGGACGTTCTTAAATCCCTCCTGCCCAAGAAACGCCAACTCTTCAATGTCATTGACAAAGAAGACAAGGAAAAGGGCGTTCAAGTCTGGGACTACAGCTACCACCTGTTCGGGAAAAAGCTGGACTCCGAGATCAATGACGAGGACGACGGGGAAGAGAACGCCGACTTCGCCAACTTGGAAGATGGCAAGACGCTGAAGGCCAAGTTCTCGGAAGAGAAGTTCGGGAAAAACACGTACTACGAAATTGACAAGATCAAGTTCGTGGAGCGCAAAAAGGACTACGACGAAGAGATCCTGGATGAAGTCCATGATCTTGACTCCCTGCTCATCGAGGAATCCTACGAGGACATCGAGAAGATGCTCGAAGGTTCATCTGACGAGGATGATGATGACAAGGACAAGAAGGACAAGAAAAAAGACGAGGACGAAGACAATATCCCAATGGGCGACGGCAAGAAGGACGAAGACAATGAAATTCCTGATGGCTGTGTAGAGTGCAAAGCCTGTGAGGGCTCAGGAGAGAACTCCAAGGGTAAGGAATGCAAGCCCTGCGACGGAGACGGATACGTCAAAGCCCCGAAGAAGAAGGACGATGACGATGGCGATGACGACGACAAGGGCAAGGACGACAAGGAAGATAAGGGCAAAGACGAAGACGAAGATGACGAGGACTGGTAACAATGCGGACCAAGAAGTCAGATACGAGTGATGTGGCTTCCCAGGTCGCCAATGGCGCGAAGGGGCCGGTGGAGAGCGAGATCAAGCTCATACCCACCGGCTCCACGCTCCTCGATTGTGCCTGCTCAGACAGGCCGGACGGGGGCTGGGCACCAGGGACAATTGTGAATCCCATTGGGGACAAGTCCGCAGGCAAGACCATGCTTTCTTTGTCGTGCCTGGCATCGGTGGCCCAAAGGGAAGAGCTGGATGAATACGAATTGCACTTCCGGGATGTTGAGGCCCGTTTCAAGATGGATATAGGGTATTTATTCGGTTCCAAATTGAAAGACAGGCTTGACATGGGAAAGGGGAATCCAGCCAACTGGGTTGTGGAGGATTGGAAGAAAGACCTCCTCACTTTGCTTGATGCCGGCAAGAAGATTATCTATGTTCTGGACTGCTTTGACTTCCTGATCCCACCAGATGACCAAGCTGGTTATGGTGGGGCAAGAAAGGTGGCAGAGCTCAATGTCCTGTTCAGGAAGATCAAGGGCAAGCTCCAGGATACCGACAGCCTGCTCATCATCATCTCCCAAGTCCGTATGAACATGGATGCTGGCGCCTTTGAAAAGAAGATCTACCGGACAGGGGGAATGGCCCTGGGGCATGCGGCCACCCATGAGATGTGGCTCTACAAACAAGGTCGCCTCAAGAAGACGGTCTCTGGACTGGAAAGGCAGATTGGGGTCAACTCCATCGTAAAGATCGAGAAGAATTCTTTGACGGGGAAAGTCCGGGAAGCTCAGTTCCCCATCTACTATGACATGGGCATCGACGATATTGGGTCCTGCGTGGATTGGCTGGTGAAGAACGGATTCTGGAAGAAGAAAGGGAAGAAGGGGGAGAAGAAGGGCCAGACAATCATCACCAAGAAGTTTGGGGAGCTCACCAGGGACAAGCTCATCCAGGCCATCGAGGACAAGAACATGGAAAGCCGGCTGAAGAAGCTTGTAGGAGATAAATGGATCAAGGTGGAAGAGAGCCTGAAGCTGAACAGGAAAAGGAGATTTGAATAATGTGGTGCTCGATATGTCACAACGGCAATCAAAACTGGATGCCCCCACAGGTTGAAAAGAGGTATATCCCAATCCCAGGACAGGGCATGGAAGTCCTCATTGAGGGATATTGTGGGCAATGCTGCAAGCTCCAGCCCATGACGGAGAAGAGCCCCTTCCCTCCCAAGCCAATGAAGATGGGTAGCGGTCCCAAGAAAGGGAAGAAGGTAGCGGCGTGAACGACTGGATCAATGGCTCCTTTGAACTTTTAGGTGGAATCCTGTGCTGGCTGAATGTGGCCAAGATCAGGAAAGACCGGAAGGTGCAGGGGGTCTACTGGCCTGTCCAAGCATTCTTTGCCCTGTGGGGATGGTGGAACCTCTACTATTACCCATCCCTTGGGCAGTGGGCCTCCTTTGCTGGAGGAGCATTCCTGGTGATAGGGAATACTGCCTGGGTCCTATTGGCTTTGAAGTACGCTCGATTGAATAAGGAATTGGAGAAGATGCTATGAATAGGAGAATGACCACACTTGAATTCAAACAATTTTTACAAAAAGAATTTCCTCCTCCAAAACCAGTAAGAGTCATCCGATGTACTACTGAATTAGATACCAGTAAGAAACCATATGAACGAGATTTTGGAGAAACGGAAGACATGGGCTCCCACTTTCTTATCAGGATCAACAGAGCCCATCCAACAAGGATTCAAAAAGATACTCTCATACATGAATATGCCCACGTAATAACCGACTGGTCTGAAACCAATCCCCATTCTAGTAAATGGGGTGTGACCTATGCTAAGATATTCAGAAAGACAGTGGAAGAAGACGTATGAAAAGAGGAATTGTATTAGCAGACCCACATTGTGGGAGCGTGGTGGGGCTCACTCCTCCGGCCTGGCAGATGAAGCCAAAGAAGTCCGGGAGTAACACCAAGTGGGATAAATATGCCAAGGTCCAGCATGAGACTTGGAACTCGTTCAAGAAGATCCTCAAGAAGCATGAGCCCTATGATTTCGTGCTCCTCGCCGGGGATGGCCTGGATGGGAAGGGTAGGAAGTCTGGCGGGACTGAGCAGATCACCACCTCCCTGGAAGAACAGGCCGACATGAATGTGAATGTCCTCAATACCGTCCGCCTCCATGGCAGGAACAAGAGACCCATGAAGATGTACTCCGTCTACGGCACCAAGTACCACACCTCGGAAGACGGGGAGGACTGGGAGAACATCGTGGCCAAGGACGCCGGCGTGGATAAGATCGGTGGGCATGAATGGATTGATGTGGAGGGAGTTGTCTTCGACCTCAAGCACAAAGTGGGAAGCTCCACCATTCCTCATGGACGATTCACGGCAGCCGCCAGGGAGATGCTCTGGAATGAGCTGTGGGCTGTGGAAGGACTTCAGCCCCAGGCCGACGTCTTGCTCCGGGCCCATGTGCATTACCACATAGCCCTGATGCAGATCATCAAGCATAAACCCAGGTGGGCCATGACCCTCCCGGCCCTCCAGGGCATGGGGACCAAGTATGGATCCAGGGAATGTTCCGGCATTGTCCATTGGGGAGCAGTGGTTTTTGAATGTGACAAAGGGAAGATGGACTTCACGAGTGAGATAGTAGAAATTGAAAGCCACAGGGCAACAGCGATAAAGGTATGATTCATAGCAGGGCTATGCCTTGCACTGCGACGCGGGGCATTGCACGGCTGGGCAAAGTAAAGCAAAGCAAAGCAAAGCGAAGACATTATGCCAAAAGTGAATGTTATAAAGAGCATGCTGGTGGACGAGGCGGACCTAACCAAGGAGACCGAGAATGAAGCAGGACAAAGTTACGGTGAGCGTTATGCTGAAGGGGATCAGGCCGATTATGCTAAATCCCTATGCGGGGGACAACAAGACAGTCCTCCCCCCGGAGGAAAAGTTCTACCGGGACCCCAACGGGAAACTGGTGATTCCCTCCGCGAATATACAGAGCTTCCTTTGTGCGGAAAACACAAAGAGTGCAGTAAAGCTGTTCTACGACATGAAGATTTACAAGAAAGTGGCACAGGCGATCCTGGGCTTCGTCAGTTTGGAGCCGTTCGAGATTCCTCTCACACGAAAAGGAAAGCAACTTGAGTTCAAGGGCTTCGGTAGGAATGGCATCTCCCTGCATAAGGCAGTAGCCAGACTCAAGGGTGGAATCCCCAGCCCCCAGGAACGACCCCTCATTGACACCCCATGGGAACTGGCCTTCGATCTAACGGTGTGGCCCAATGATGAAGTCTCTGAAAAGGAGATCAGGCACCTCTTCGACCGTGGGGGCATGGCCATTGGCCTTGGAACCTATCGGGGAGTGTATGGGAAATTCGTGGTAGAGAAATGGAAACGGAAATGATTTTAGTGCTCCTGAGCATTGCGAAGCTCCGCATTGCGATGCAGAGCGTGGCAAAGTGTAGCAAAGCAAAGCAAAGCAAAGATTATTATGATAGTGTTTCTTGACATGGATGAGGTGCTGGTGAACTTCGCCAAGGGAGCCTTTGAAGCACATGGGAAACCATGGGTGGAAGATGACTTGGTGTATGACTTCTGGAAACTCTGGGGCATGTCCAACAACAAATTCTGGGAAAGAATCTCTTCCATTGCGTTCTGGGAGAACCTTGAAGAACTTCCATGCGCCAGGGAGTTGTACGAATTATGTAAGAAGAACGCAGAGAAAGTATTCTTCTGCACCACCCCCTGCCTGACAGAGAACAGCGCGACCGGGAAACTCCTCTGGCTTTCCCGCTTCTTAGGAAGGCAGGTCCATCCCAATGAGTATTTCCTCTGTGCGGAGAAAGAAATGCTGGCAGCTCCCGGTAGGATTCTTATTGACGACAATCCAAAGAACTGTGCGGAGTGGGCAAAGGCAGGAGGTCTTGCTCATGTTTGGCCAGCTCCCTGGAATGGATGTCTTTGGACGCCGAAAGAAAACTTAGTACTACTAGAAAGGAAATTACGATGAGGGAATTTGAGACAGGCGCCACCAGGAACGCAGAAGAGGGCAAGCTGGATTTCGATGGCTTCCTTTCCGGACCAGCCCTGGAGGCCTTCGCAAAGTACATGAACAAGCACCGCACCCAGGCGGATGGGGAGGTCAGGGACTCCGACAACTGGCAGAAGGGCATCCCCATCCCGGTCTACCGCAAGAGCGCTTGGCGTCACTGGTTTGATGTGTGGATGCTACTTCGGGGATATAAGGTCCGGGCTAACGAGGACGGATCTGAAGTGACCCTGGTGGATGCCCTGTGTGGGCTCATGTTTAATGTCCAGGGGCTCCTCCATGAAGTGCTGAAAAAAGAGGAAGAAGCAAAGAAATGAAACTGTATGCCGCTGCCGATCCTGGGAAAAAAGGGGCCTTGGCCATCCTTGATGAAGAAGGGAATATCATGGAGATCATCCGGACCAAGCTCACTTTCATGGATCAGTGGATGCAGCTTTACTTGTTCAAGACGAAGCAATACAAGCTGGGCAATAAGTTTGCTCTGATCCTTTTGGAGAAGGTGCACTCAATGCCCAAGCAGGGGGTGGCCAGTAGCTTCACATTCGGGATGCACTTTGGATTCCTGCAGGGAGTGCTGACAGCGGTGCGAGTGAGGTGGGAGTTCGTGACCCCTCAGAAATGGCAAAAGGAAATGAGTTGCAAGACTGGTGGGGATAAGAACGTGTCCAAGGCCGCAGCGCAGAGGATGTTTCCAGACATAAAGGTGATACATGATACAGCAGATTCTTTACTTATGGCAGAGTATGCAAGAAGATTGGGAATAGAGAGAGGATATTAGAATGAATGGCATAACAATGCCTCAAAAAAACCTTGTTAAAGGATGCTTGGGAATAGAGTTGACCCAAAGCATGGAAAGTGAAATGGTCGAAGGGCCAGAGTCAAGACCTGATATGAAGTGGAGAGGTAAGGACTCCAACGGGCATACCCATAGATGGAGGAAAAGGGGCAAGTGTTATGATGTGCCCTCCTGCAAAAAAAAGATCATAGTGGAGCCGGACGAATGCTATGAATGTGGCACGCCTACCGGGGGCACAACAAGCCACACTGTATTGGTTTGTAGGAAGTGCGGGGAAGAAATGCAACCCCGCACCCAGACAAGGACCGTCCGGAGAAGAGTATCAACTCTCAAAGAGTCCACAGGTGTGGCCACCCTGAAAGAGCCCCTGCCTAAATTTGAGAAATCTTTTGATCTCAGCACATTATGTGATTGTATAACAGGATCTGCTTTCTGGACAAGTTTTAGGCCTTGTCTTACTAGTTCAGAAAGTAATGTACATGATTGTGAATTTACGATTATTGGAATGATGGATGTGGATTGGGATAAGCTTGGAGAAGAGGAATGATCAAGTCCCTCACAATTCAAAACTTTCAGAGCCATGAGGACACCACCCTCAACTTCCACAAGGGCGTCAATCTTTTGAAAGGAAGATCGGATAGTGGCAAGACAGCCATCCTTCGAGCTCTAAATTGGGTGATCAATAATAAACCGGGAGGAGAGGCTTTCCGGAGCAACTGGGGTGGGCCTACCTCTGTGGGCTTGATCCTGTCTGACAAAGAAGACATTACCCGTTTCAAGCACAAGACCAAGAACTCCTATTCCCATGGCCACGACAATATGGTGGATGATTTCTCCTCCTTCAACCAGGGAGTCCCCGACGAGATCACAAAAGCCCTCAACTTCCACCACGTTAATGTTCAGGCCCAGCTCGACTCCCCCTTCCTCCTTTCCGAGACCCCTGGGGAGGTGGCCCGAGTCCTCAACGAAGTGGCCAGCATCGATTCCATAGACACCTCCCTCTCCAACGTAGGTTCCAAGATCCGGACCGCCATGGCCTCCCAGAAGGAAGTGGAAGCCCGGGTGGAGGAGATTGCCAAAGACTTGGAAGCCTACCAGGGACTCAAGGAGCTTCACCTTCAGCTGGCATACCTGGAAACCATGCAGGAAGAGATCAACACCCTGGAAGAGCAGGAAGAGGACCTCACAGGAATGGTGGAGGGGATTGCGAAGCTGGAGGCAGATCTGGAAGGCTTCGTAGATCCATACCTTTCCATGAAGGTGCTGGATTCCTTAGAGACCATGTCCGCCGACTACATTGACCTGGACCAGGACACCTCCGAGCTGGAGACGCTGATCTTCAAGATAGAGAAGTGGGAGGAGGGCCTGGAGGATCAGGTGGACCTTTCTTCCGTGGAGAAGGAGCTGGACAGGCTGGAGGATGTGTCCGACGAGCTTGGTACCCTGGAGCAGGGCATCAATGAGCTGAACCTCCTGGGCAAGAGCATCAAGGATGAAGAGGAACTGCTGGAAAAACGCAAGGCCACGGTGAAGGAGCTGGAGGAAGAGATGCCGGACACTTGCCCAATCTGCGGAGGAGAGTTGAAATGAAACCCACTGCCATCATATGTTCTGACCTTCACCTCCGGGAGGACACCCCCGTCTGCCGGACGGACGATTACTGGAGAGCAATGACTCTGAAACTTCAATTCATCCAAGCCCTTCAGAAGGAATATGATTGTCCTGTGCTATGCGGGGGAGATGTTATGCATCATTGGAAATCAAGCCCTTTTTTAATATCTT